GGGGCTGGGGGGGGGGTGCTTTCAGTTAGCGGGGCAATACGCCATCCGTAAATCCTATGTCGCAGTTCCACTGGTCACTTCCGTCTTCGGCCGGCGGCAATTTGAAATGGGCCAACACCACAAACGGATGGTCATCATTTACCATCCAAGGCTTAAGTGCGGATTTGGTCGGGTAGTTGCCGATATTCTTTTTGACTCCAAAGAGCTGTTTCCATACGATTGGCCAGAACCTGAGCTTCTTCAATCAAGCCTTTCATATATGAAAAATTCTTAGTTTCATCAGCTGTTCTCATTTCATTAAGAACATCACAAATATACCTATGAGGCATTAGTTTTTTCTTCCTTTAATAGATTGAGAGCTTTTATAATGACAGAGTTGATTTCTAGAATATCCGAAACTTCCATAACAGCCGCGCCATGATCAATTGACAATCTGATTTGTTGCTTCCCACTCACGTTCTTAGCTTTCCAGCCATCAAGAGAAACAATCAATAACATTTGAGCGTGTTCATTATATTTTTCCAGTTTTTGATTTGGCCACCGTCTGAGAATGGCGGCCCCAGAAAATGTCTTCCGACATTCAACTTGGTTTCCTTTAGTCGTTAAGGTCCAGTCTCCGATTTCCATGTTTAGTTTTCCATTCGTCATTTGCGTTTTCCTTCCAAACCATGTTAAGCAGTATGATGTTCATACAGCATGTTTGCATCTGACGCAAGAACTATTTTGCATCCGACGCAAATTAATTTAGGAGGGCAAGTGACCTTTCAAAAAGGGCAGAGCGGAAACCCCGGCGGGCGCAACAGTAAGGAGCGGATATTTCGAGACGCTCTCTTGCTGGCGATAAAGCGCCCCTTCACCGATAAGGAAACCGGCGAAGAGAAGAAGTACCTCAACAAGATCGCCGAGAAGCTGATCGAGTTGGCGGGGGCGGGCAACATGAATGCCATCCAAGAGATAGCCAACAGGCTGGACGGGCGCTCCGTCATCTACAGCGACAACACCTCTGATGTGACGCACCACAATGAGGTGGTCGAGTTGACTGAGGACGAACGTGACCAGGCTGACGCAAAGTGGGTCCACCAGCTATTGCTGGGCGAGGTCAAACGAAAGAAGAGTAAGGCTCAAAAAAGCAAGATGAACTGAAATGACATTGGTCGTCATCATGGCGGGAGGCAGGGGTCAAAGGCTTCACCCGTTAACGGATTCTACACCCAAGCCGATGCTCCCTGTCGGCGGCAAGCCGATGGTCGAGGAGGTCATCGACCAGTTCATCGCGCAGGGCTTCACTGACTTCGTACTCACCACCCACTACAAAGCAGACCTGATCGAGAACTATCTCTGGGATGGCTCGGCGAAGGGATGCAAGATCAATTACATCCGCGAGCAGACGCCGCAAGGAACTGCCGGCGCCCTTCGAGATGTGAAGGCGATGGGTCCGATCATCGTCTGCAACTGCGATGTTCAGGCAACTGTGGACTATGGCGACCTGTTAACCCATCACGCCGAGTGCAAGGCTGACGCCACCGTCTGCGTGGCGCTGCATCAGGCACAGATCCCGTTCGGCATCGTGGACACGGTCAACGGACTGATCTCTGGCATCGAAGAGAAGCCGATCAAGAACTATCCGGTGGTCGCCGGCATCTATGTTCTCGAACCATGGGTTTATGACGACATCCCTGACGGTCCATACAACATGCCAGAACTCATCGACCAGGCGTCGAGTGCGGTGCCATATTATCTGTCTGGTCACTGGGCAGACATCGGGACGTTCGAGGCATATGCTGGGGCGAACGCATGATCACCGCCGTCATCCTGGCCCGCAAAGGATCCAAACGACTCCCGGGCAAAAACACCATGGACTTCGGCGGTCGGCCGATGGTGGCGTGGTCTATCATCGAGGCGCTCAAGTCGAGTTACGTTGATGAGGTTCTGGTTTCCTCAGACGATGATGAGGTGATCGACATTGCGATCGACCACGGCGTCATCCCGATCAGGCGCCCCGGTCACCTGGCACAGGATGACACGCCCACCTACCCAGCCCTGCTCCACGCGATCGAGTACTCCGACATCGTTGATGACCTAACGCATGTGGTCTTGCTCCAACCCACCTCGCCGCTACGCATCGCGGTGGACATCGACAACTGCATCACCACCTGTCTGGAGACGGGCGTCCCGGCGGTGCAGTCTGCCGAACTGGGTGGGGCTGTGGCGACCGGCGCCGTCTATGTGGGTGAGGTTGAGTGGCTCAAGGGTGGCGGCTCATGGGATGACCCTGACGTTCCGCTGGTGCCATGGATGCCGGCAGAGCGATCGGTGGACATCGACACGCGGCTGGATTTCGAGACAGCCCTATTGCATCTAAAAGCAAACCATGACAATATCTGAGCATGACCAGTGCCGCTGAAATTGCACCAGAGATCCGCGTCAAAATAGTCGGCGACTTCGTCCGCGAGTATATGGACTGCGAGGTCAACGAGCGGCTTGCTGATGTGCTGAACCCAGTCACGCCCTCAGACGAAGCTGCCGCCATCACCATAATATATGAGATGAACGTCGAGAGCCTCATCGGGTTTTTCAAAACATGGGCGGATCATCAATGAGCAACCCCTTCCAGCACTGGTACGATAGCTGCAACTCTGGTGACAGCGCCGCCAAGCTTGCCGCCCTTCCCCCCTTCCCCACCCACATCGATGTTGAACTGACCAGCGTTTGTAATTTCAGATGCCTGATGTGTCCCACCGGCAACCTATCCCTCCAGCGTGATGGTGAGTTCATGGAGTGGGATACGTTCGATCAGATCATAGATCAGTGTGAGCCGCACGGCGCCGGCATCAGGTTCATTGGATGGGGCGAGCCGATGATGCATCCCCAGCTTTTCCGTTTCATACGCCGCGCCTCCGACGCCCTTCTGCCTACGCACCTCAATACCAACGGGTCCAAGCTGCATCAGTATGAGCAGAACATGATCCTCAACATGGGTCTGGACAGCATCAAGGTTTCCATGCAGGGGACCACCGCGGAATCCTATCGCGACATGCGGAACATCGACTATTATGAGGGCGTCTTCACGGCAGTCAGAACTCTGCACCGACGCCGCGGCAACGCCCCTCGCCCGTGGATACATGTCTCGACCACCATCACCGACGAGCATCCTTCCACCGTCGAGGTGTTCAAGAAGCGGTTCGCCCCATACTGCGATCAGATCAGCGTCGGTTACACCACGTTCGACTACCTCGACCTCGCCGCCGTTCGCCTCGGCGATCAGGACCGCGAGCGCCTTGAGAAGATGGTCGCCAACCAAGAGGTGGAGAAGAGGCACCCGTCTTGCCCAGAGGTATACGACAAACTGACCATCCATGCTGACGGTTCGGCGCGGGTCTGTTGCAATGACTACAATGGAGAGACTTTTCTTGGCAACGTCAATGACACGCCTATAGGTGCGATGTTTCATCACCCAGTGATCAAGGAGTACCGAGAAAAGCTGGCTCGGGAAGAGCATGACTACCTTCATTTGTGCGCGGACTGCTACGACTATATGGAGTTGACCAATGACTGACGTTCCGCCTCCCGGCCGGCTGGCCCAGGCCCTCGGCGCCAACGCCGTCGCGACATGCACCTGTGGCTCGAACATCTTCTACCCTCTGGTCAAGCTACTCGAGGGCGTCATGGACAACTCCCTCGTCGCCATCAAATGCGTGGCATGTAACGAGGAGACGGCGGTGCCGCTCGATCCGAAACGCGAGCAAGAGATCAAACCCTTCGACCGAAAACTTTCGAAAGAGATGGACCGCATGAGAAAAGAGAAGGCGAACTGATGAACCTTATAGAGAGATTTGAAAGCAAATTTATCCCTGAGCCAAACACAGGATGTTGGCTATGGGATGCATCGTTGGACACGGGTGGCTACGGCAGTTTTTCTGTTGCTGGAACGAACCAGCGGGCGCACCGGGTTTCGTATGAAATGTATACTGGCTCGATCCCTCAAGGTTTGGAGTTAGACCATAAATGCAATGTCAGATCATGTGTAAACCCTGACCACCTTGAGCCAGTAACTCGGTCAGAAAATCAAAAGCGATCTTATCATCGAGGCAGGGTTGGGGGGCAATCAAAGAAAACTCACTGTAAGCAAGGGCATCAATATAGTGGGGACAATCTATATCTTATGCCCAACGGGCATCGCAGATGTAAGGAGTGCCATAGGCAGGAGCAATCAAGGCAAAGGCAGAAGAAAAGGAGCGCGGCTCAATGATGTACCCAGAACTTTGGGATGCTGAAACAGAAAGCCGCGTCCGAAAAGAAGCCAAGAATCTGGACCCCCAGTTCACCGGGGAGGAAGTCAGATTCTGTAAGCGTTGTGTGGTATCAAATCAGCGGCCGCGGATCACCTTTGATGATGGTGTATGCTCGGCTTGCCGGTTTGCTGACCGGAAACTTGACATCGACTGGATCGAACGGGCGCGGGATCTGGACGAACTTCTGAGCGAACACCGATGGACGGGTCACGATGTTGTGGTGCCGACCAGCGGCGGCAAGGACAGCGCCATGGTTGCTCACCGGCTGAAGCACGAACACAACATGACGCCGATGGCTGCGACATGGGCGCCGATGGGATACACCGAGAGCGGATACAAAAACTTCGAGGCGTTTATCCAGTCAGGCTTCGACTGCCAGGTCGGCTATGCCAACGGGCTGACCCACCGCAAGTTATCCAGGCTGGCCCTCGAGTTCTACGGTGATCACTTCCTCCCGTTCATCTGGGGACAGTTAAATTTTCCGCTGCACGTTGCCAAGGACCGCGGCATTGACCTGATCATGCTCGGTGAAAATGGTGAGAGCGAGTATGGCGGGGACAGTTCAGCCGATGACCGGATGTGCTGGGAGCGCAAAGATTGGGACCGCATCTACATGAAGGGCGCCAGCGCCTCGATCCTCTTCGAGGTGGGCCGTGACCTCGGAGTGTTCTCGCCGGATGACTTCCACAACCTCTCCCCCTTCTACTCGCCGCCCCTGGACTTCTGGCCGACAGTCGCCTGGTTTAGCTATTTCAGGAAGTGGCATCCACAGAGTAATTATTATTATGCAGTTGAGAACACCGGCTTTGAACCCAACGATATTAGATCGACGGGAACTTACTCGAAATATGCAAGCATTGATGACCGCTTCGATGACCCACACTATTATCTCGGCTATATCAAGTATGGACTTGGTCGAGCTACTTCTGACGCCGCCCATGAAATACGTGACGGCGATATCACAAGAGAAGAGGGCGTCGAGCTTGTGCGGAAATACGACGGCGAGTTCCCCGAGAGACACCAGGCTGAGTTCTATCAATACCTCGGGATAGACACCAAACACTTTATTGATATCTGCAACAGGTTCCGGCCAGATCATGTTTGGTCTGTAGAGAAGGATCAGCACGGTTTCACAGACTGGGAACTCAAACACAAAGTATGGGAGGAGACATGACCAAGTGGTTCGTGATAGCGGTCCTTGTCCTCGGCATCTGGTTCAGTTTAACGGCTGACAACCTTTTCATGGGAAATACGTTCCCGAAAATAAGGGGGTTCTGATGAACTGGAACGGAATCAAAGTCTTCATTTCAGGATCTGATGGCTTTATCGGCTCCCACCTCGCCGAGGCTCTGGTCGAGCGCGGCGCTGATGTGACGGCGATGGCTCAGTACAACTCGTATGGCAAGCATGGCTGGCTCGATGACAGCATGATGCGCCATGACATGAACCTGATCCACGGTGACATCAGGGATCCAGAGCAGACACGCGCACAGATCAACCATGATGTGGTGTTCCACCTTGCCGCCCTGATCTCTGTCCCGCACTCAAAGAACGCAGCCAGGGCTTACATGGACACCAACGCCTCTGGTACAATGAACGTCCTGATGGCGTCACGCGAAGCCAACAGGGTGGTGGTCACCTCAACGAGCGAGGTCTATGGAACAGCCAAGGTCGTCCCCATCATGGAAGGTCATAGCCTCAACCCTCAAAGTCCCTATGCGGCTTCGAAGGTTGCTGGTGATGCGATCGCTGGGTCTTTCTTCGAAACCTATGGGCTACCTGTTACGATCCTCCGACCGTTCAATACTTTTGGCCCCAGACAATCTGAGCGAGCTATCGTTCCAACCATCATCAGACAAGCCATTGACCCTCGTTGCCCGGTTGTTAAGCTCGGCTCCATTGACGCCCGCCGCGACCTCACCTTTGTTGGTGACACGGTCAACGCCTTCCTCGAGGTTGGCAGCTACGACAACCCGGTCTGCGTCGGCGAGACGTACAACTGTGGCGCCGGCAAGTCCCTCACCATCGGAGAACTCGCGCAGTACCTGTCCAACGGCAAGGAAATTGCGCTCGATGAAGAGCGAACGCGCAACAACGAGGTCTGGCACCTCGAAGCCGGCACCACGAAGATCAGACAAGACACGGGCTGGGAGCCTGAAGTCTCGCTGACCGATGGCCTCGCCGTCACCAGAGATTGGTGGAGCTATCGGTTAGCGGAGATGAAAGACGAGGCTCGATATGTCGTTTGATATCCCGTTGCTTGAGCCGAACATGTCAGGCGGCTGGGAGCATACTTGCGTAGCGGCTGCGATAGATGGTAACGAGCCAACCCGCGGTGACTATGTCAAAGAGTTCGAAGAGCTTGTCGCCTCGGCGACCGGCAGGGTCTGGTGTGTGGCGCTTTGCAGCGGCACTGCGGCGCTACACACCGCCTTGCTCGCCCTCGGCACAGGTAAAGACCATGTGCTGGCGGTGCCGAGCTTCACCTTCGCTGCCACGGTCAACGCCATCATCTATACCGGTGCTGCACCGTACTTCGTGGACATCGATGAGAACTGGGTGAGTAAAAGCCATCCTGATGGTGATGGCATATATGTCGAGGTCAACGGCAACCCTGCACCAGAGGGGGCCACCATTGTTGACGCCGCTCACTCCATGGGACGCGGCAAGATCGGCGGCCGCCTCGCCTGTCTCAGTTTCAACGGCAACAAGATCATCACCACGGGCGGCGGCGGTGCGGTGATCGGGGATGACCCAGAGCTTGAGGCTCGTGTCAGATACCTCGCCAACCAATGCACCGACGAGAAGTACAAGCACGGCGCCATCGGCCTCAACTACCGTATGCCCAACATCAACGCAGCCATCGGCGTGGCGCAGATGCAGAGGCTCTATGAGTTTGTGGCGAAGAAGAAAGAGATACAGAAAATTTATCTTGAGGAACTGCCCTATGAACCTTTGGCTGGTAACGGGTTCTGGCTATCGGGTTACATCACCGACAATGCCGGCGAACACATCGACGCCCTTCAAGCTATGGGCATCGAGGCGCAGCCGTTCTTCCACCCGCTACATCTTCAAGCCCCATACAAAGACTACCCGCGAGATGAACTGCCAAATACGGAGGCGATATACTCATGCATAGTGACACTGCCGTCATCGACAACCCTGACCGAGGAGCAACAGCAAAGAGTGATCGACGCTGTCTTGTCGTTACCAGTGGGAGAGCAGACGCCTCGCCGCTCAAGTGCGTGATCGAGGAGCTTGAGAAGCGGTGTGATGTGTTTGTGGCTAATGCCCATGACGCCGAGACTTGCGTGGGCGTTCCTTCGTGGGAAGAGGTTGATGTGCTGATTCTGCTTGGGGATCGCTGGGAGGTGCTGTATGCGGCTGTTGATGCTGCTTGTAGCCGCATCCCCATCGCCCACATCCATGGAGGGGAAAGCACATACGGCGCAATGGATGACAGTATGCGACACGCCATATCAAAGCTGTCCCACCTCCACTTCGTAGCCAACCATGACTTCGCCGCCGTCCTCCGTAAGATGGGCGAGCGCAACATATGGGTGACCGGGGCGCCGGGGCTGGACAACATGGTGCCGTATATGAAGATGAAGCGGAAGCCTGAGAAGTATTTCGTGGTGACCTATCATCCTGAGACGCTGGGCGACGACCACTTGCCGGCGCTGATAGCAGCACTCAAAGAGTTCCCAGACTACACAGTTCTATGGACCGCCGTGAACAACGATCCCGGTTCTGATAATGTGCGGCAGACTATTAAGGATGCTGGAATCCGCATGGCTCATTGGTCCCTCGATCAGTATCTGCTCCAAATACATCAAGCCGCCGCCGTCATAGGCAACTCATCCTCTGGCATCATAGAGGCGCCGTACCTCGGGGTGCCGACCGTCAACATCGGGAAGAGGCAGGAGGGGCGACCGATGGGCGCATCGATCTGGTCAACTGATGGTGATCTGGTCAAGGGCATTGAGAACATGATCCAGCTTGCCATTGATTATGACGGCTCCTTCGATCACCTCTACGGCGAACCCGGCGCATCCCGTCACATAGCCGAGGTCATCGCCACCCACCCACTGGATGACATACTGAGGAAGCCATGGGCAATATGACCATACCGCGATTTAGTGAGTGGATTAAGGATGCTCGCGGGTTTCATACTGAGGAACTCTATGCACGAAACCTTGGTATTGGCGTAAGCGTTGCCGAGGGGCAGCGCACTGTCGATATAATGAAAGAGTATGGGGTTACGCGGAACATAGTAGAAAGGGTGGGCGCGAAGTTTTCGAGGCTTCAAGATAAGTGGATGTTTGTTCGGGATAATTGGGGCGCCCGTATGCCTGTTGAGGTCTTGATCAATACAAGGATAATAAACTGTTTAAGAAACGAAGGCGTTCGCTATCTCGATGAGGTAGTCAGACACAGCGCGGAGTATTGGGAAAGATCCCCAAACATGGGGGCAGGGTCAATCGCTGAGATGTATAGGCAACTGGCAAAGTATGGCATCAAGCCCCATCCCTCGAAAATAAGACCAACGACAGAGTGTCCAACTTGTGGAAGAAAGTTTTGGGTGAGTGTTTTCCCGCCTGACACCAAGGCAAGATGAAAAGGATTTGAAATGCCGTATCTCGATGACGAAGCAAAAGCTGACCAAGCACCGAAAACAAAGTATACTCTGGTGATGTTCATCACACCCGGCGACCAGGCTCAGACCATCGAAGCCCTCGACCAGCTTCCGCCGTCCACCATATACCTCGCCAGCGAGATCGAGGTCGGTGAGCAGGACCGCCTCGCCCCTGATCTGATGGCATCGACAGCCGAGGCGTTCAACCGGAAGATCGATGATGGGGGCTGGCCCAAATGAGAGCCGTTCCTGTTGATGTAGATCCTCTGCCCAAGACGCTGGTCAACGGCTGTACTGGAAAGGTCAAGATACCCAGTAGAAAAGCAGCCCGAACAAAGGTGAAGCGGCTCAACGCTGAGAAAGCTCGCGGCTCAGACAGGTGGGCTGCTTATAAATGCAAACACTGCACGAACTGGCACGTTACCGGCCATGACAAAGGGTATCGGACATGACCTACATCATCGCAGAAGTCGGCGTGAACCATCAGGGCGTACCCAGCATCGCCCGAAACTACATCGAGGCGCTCCATGATGTGGGTGCCGACGCCGTCAAGTTTCAAATGTTCAAGGCTGATGAACTCGAGCCACCCGGTGAGCGCCGTGGTATGCTCAAGAACCTGGAGTTCGGCATCGGCGTGATGATGGACCTCAAGGCTGTCTGTGAGGCGATCGGCATCGACTTCCTCTGCACTCCCTTCGACCAACAGTCCCTACTCTGGCTCGCCGGCATGGGTCCAACCCCAATGCAATATATGAAGCTGGGTTCTGGAGCCATCCACAACGGGTCTCTGATCTCGTCCGCCAGCAAGTGTGGGATACCGCTCATCGTGTCCACCGGAACGCTGAACTATCAGGAGATAAACACCCTGGTAAAAAAAACAGAGGCAAGCGTGGTAATGCACTGCATCTCAGCTTACCCAACGCAACCGGAAGACATGCACCTAGGCACCATACCTTGGCTGGTAAGAAAATATAACAAGCGGGCAATTGGGCTGTCCGACCACTCCCTGTCCACAGTCATACCCGCCGCCGCCGTAGCCATGGGTGCCACCTTCATCGAGAAGCACGTAACCTTCGATCGATCCTGGCCCAGTCCAGACCATCACATGTCCCTTGATATGGGCGAGTTCAGCGAAATGATCGACGGCATCAGGGATGTGGAGAAAGCCATCTCTGGTGACATCCCAGTCTATGAGCGCCCAGCATGTGAGGATGAGACAAAGGCGATCATCGAAGAGAGAAATAAACACATGAAATCAATGGCATAGGTAAACATAGCAGGATGATCTACATATTAGGCAAAGGCGGCCACGCGAAGACGGTGAGTGAAAGCCTCGGGTGGCAGTCCCATGAGATGCTGCCTCTTAATGAGGAGCATAAGATCGTTCGGTCAACGATGTTGACCAAGACCCAGTTGCAAGAGATCATAAATGGTGAGGCAGAAGCGCCGCCCCCAGGTGACTATCTGATCAACGGTATTGGTATCGGCATCGACATCGGCGTTCCCAGAGATCGCATCGCCCTCTATGAGAAATATCAGGACAACCCATGGATCGATGTGGTTGATGGTTCTGCCCGATGGGGCAACAGTCCTAAGCTGGTGCCAGAGTATGGTGGCGCTGGCATTTACATCGGACCCTTCGCCTTCATCGGCGCTGATGTCACCATCGGCCGCAACGTCATGGTGAACCACGGCGCCCATGTTTCACATGACTGTGAGATAGGTGACCACACCGTGATATCGATCGGCGCTCAGATATGCGGCGGCGTCAAGCTTGGTAGAGCCTGTGCCATCGGGGCGGGCGCCATCATTGTTCAGAACGTGGAGTTGAAAGATGAGACAAGAGTCCCAGCCGGCACGGTCGTTGTCGGACAAGATGATTTCAGGAAGCCTGTCTCTGTGGCACCGGGCGGTCGAGCCTATGCGTTTAAAGACGGCGAGGGATTCATTGCGTTCGAAGACGGCGACAGACACCCGCGTCTCAGTCCTGATCCCAACCCATAACCGCGTAGACCTCTTGCTTGAGCGGGCGCTGCCGTCCGTCCTGGCGCAGACGCATACCGACATGGATATCCACATCGTGCAGCATGGATGCTGGTATAGTATCGAGTGGCCGCAAGATGAGCGCATCCTTGTCCATCACATTGAACGTGATGTTCACTACCCAGACAACCCATGGAACCGCTGGTACGCTGGACCGGTTGATCCACTGAACCATGCCCTGTCCCTCGCCACGGGAGCCTACATCGCCCGCATCGATGACGATGACACATGGGAGCCGGATCACTTGGAGAAGTGCCTCCGGTTTATGGACAAGTTCCCGACGATGGAGTTTGTTTCGGCTGGTCACGCCACCCATGACAATGACCATGTCGATCCGTATCTGTTTCCAGGCAACAATGTGATCGGCGGCACCCAGACCTGGGTCTACCGCTCCTACCTCAAGATGTTCAAATACAACAGAAACTGTTGGCGTAATGCCTCGAACCGGGTTAATGACACTGATCTACAGTACCGCATGTATCGGGCTGGAGTTCGCATGGGATACCTCAATGAGGTTCATGCCCATGTTTTGCCCCGCCCAGGTGAAACAGAGATAGGGCTGAAGGCATATGTTAACATTGGAAGAAAAGAGGGTTCGTAAGCGGGCGTATGATCTAAAATATAGAAGTAAGAATCGGCAGAAGTTAATTGCTAAAACAGAAGAGTGGCGCGATAGAAACAGGGGCAAGGTCAATGCCAATAGCAGGAAGTCATACGCTAACAATCGTGAAGCCCACCTTACCCGACAGAAGAGGTGGCGGCAGCAAAATCCAGAGACATATAAACGTAGTCAACGGGCGCATATCAGGCAGTTAAAAGTAGCCACACCAACATGGGTAGACTTAGAAGCCATAAATGCTGTATACCGTGAGGCTAAGGAAAAGGGGTTGGCGGTAGACCACATTATACCGATCACAAATGAACAGGTATGTGGACTGCACGTACCGTGGAACCTTCAGCTTCTAACGAAGCAGGAGAACTCGCGGAAGTACAACCACTTCGAGGAGCCAAACCATGAGCCATAGAGAACCAGGCATACACCGCATCCGCGGTAACCTTTACTCCGTCACCTTCTCAGACATCGAGTGCAGCGGCGTTGCCGAGCGCGACGTGTTTGATATCCAAGGATCAACTGAAACCCGCTTGAGGTTGCATCAGGTCGAACTGAGCCAGCACAGCGAGGTTGCCGGCGCATCTGAAGAGCGTCTGCCAGTCGAGATCCTTACCGGAGCCGTTGTCGCATCCTCGGGTGGGACTGCCGGCGTACCGACCAGATACCTCGACCGCGGCGCCACCTCACTGGTGAGCGCGGCATACAATGCGACCACCGTTGCCGGCGCGGCGTCCGACGAGACGCTGAGATGGGGCGGTGCGTGGCCGATCAACGAGTGTTTCAATTATGAACCGGCATCAGACAAGCGGATCCAGACGGGTCTGAACGAGAACCTGTCGGTTCGCATCGGTGTTCCTGCCGACGCTCTGAGCCTGAACGGGACTATCGTTTGGGAAGAGATCGGCAAGGTGCCGGGTGAGAGTTAATTTAAGACCAGCCAAGCCATAGAGATGCGGCTGAAGAGAGAGAGGCGTAAATGGTAGACCGAACGGTCACCGCTCCGTAGCAACAGCAACAAGCAAGAGGAGATACGCACATGTCTGAAACAGTCTTTAAGTCGATGCATGGCCGGGAACTCGGCATGAACTCAAGCGGGCAGTTGGTTGGTCAACGTGATAAGACCGACACAACCCTTTACCCGATCTCGTCCATCAAGAAAGTCCAGGCGGCGGTCGCCACTGGCTCGACGGCGGAAAACGCCGGTATGCAGATCCTTTCATCCGGCACGGCCACGGCCCAGTCGTATGAGATCAAGGCGCCGGTACCGGGCGTCGATGTCCAGTTGCATGTCCAGTCGTCGGCGTCCGAGGTCACCATCGGCGGCACCGCTACCGGCGTGATCTTCAAACCCGCGTTGGCTGGGGCTGGCTCGTCCATGTTCCTGTCGGCCGCGAACCTTTCGGGCAAGGTGCTGAAGCTGACCGGCGTGACCACCACTCAATATGCGGTCACCGGCTCAACTCTGGCGCTGACGATCGGTTAACATTGAGGAAAGCATGGCATCAGAGCAGGAAGGCGGGGTCACCATAAACACAGAAACTGGTGAGCCAATGGAACGACAAGAACAAGAACAAGCCACGCAGCCAATAGAGAAGGGAGGGGCGCCACTCGGCACCCTTCCCCTCGGCTGCACCATCTTGGCGGGATATCAGAAAGAACACCTCCCCAAGGCCGTGGGCAAGAAGATCGCCATCGTCGGCACCTGTCCATCGCGGGAACAGGCGCCGGTCCATGACAAGACATGGGAGATATGGACGATCGGACCCGGCGGCAAGAACGCCCACCGATGGGAACGCCTATTTGAACTACACGGCGAGGGATCCTGGCCTGAAGGGTTCAGGTTCTATCTCGAGGAACTGAAGGCGGTTCTGCCGCCGCGCATCATCTATACCGAGGCTCCGATGCCAGACTGGCCGGCGAACCAAGTCCTGAACAGGGACGGGTTGTTCGGGAAATATGGCCGCATGTGGTTTCAGTCTCAGATCAGCTATGCCCTGGCGGTGGCGATCGAGGAAGGGGCTACGAGCATCGGCATATGGGGCATCGACCTCGAGGCTGGCGAGGAGTACCGATCGCAGTTCACCGGGGCGAAATACTTCATGCAGTTGGCTCAGTTGGCGGGCATCGACATCGTGGTGCCGGAAGGCTGTGGTCTATTGCGGGATCCGAATCCGTATCCAGACGCATGGGAGACGCATCTCGCCATGACGCTGAAGTCGAAGATCGATCACCTCGAGGGGCTGAAGAACGTCAAGATGAACCAGTTCGAGCAACTGAAGACGGACATCGCCGGTCTGACTGGCGAGATAGGTATGGCTCAGTTCCTCCACAGCCTCTATGTGATCTCGGCGGTGGACCCGAACCAGCCCAAGGCGCTTCAGGAGCGGACGCTGTCAGAGGTGACGAACAACATCGAGTTCATGGTCCGCGGCATCAAGGACAGCGAGGGTCATTTCGTGAAGCCAGACCCTGAACTACCCAAGGCTCTGGATGCGCTGCCTGATCAGTTCACGGGAGAGAAATAATAGACGGTCTTGAAGACGTTCTCCAAATACTAGGCGACCTACCTGACGAGGCGCGTGAGGAGGTATCGGTTCGCCGTGAGGAATCCACCGCTCACAGGAAGTGGACGCCGAACCTTGGACCTCAGTATGAAGCCTACATGTCGCCCGCCAATGAGCTACTGTTCGGAGGTCAGGCTGGACCGGGTAAGACCGATCTCGTTCTCGGACTGGCTTTCGAGAAGCACCTCCGCTCCCTCATCATGCGCCGGCAGTACACCGACATGGGGGCGATGACCGAGCGGGCGATCGAGATCAACGGAACCCGTGACGGCTACTCAGGCTCCAACCCGATGAAGTTGCGGCCGGCGGGGCGCGATGATCAACTGATCGAGTTCGGAGCCTGTGCCAAGCTGGGAGATGAGCAGCACTGGCAGGGTCAGCCGCATGACTTGGTTTGTGTCGGGAAGGGAACGCCCGTGCTTATGGGTGATGGCAGCTATCAGTCCGTTGAGACTTTAGCTGCCGGCGACATGGTTAAAACTCTAGAAGGGCCTCGTCGCATTGAGAGGATATTTCCCAAGCAGATCAAGGATGCCGTGAAGGTGACTGCCATTGACGCCGATGGAAATGTCATTGCGTCACAAGTCCAGGGTTCTTCTCACAGGCTTCTAACCACCGCTGGGTGGGTTTGCCACGGTAAGTTCTGTGTATCATCCCCTTCTTTGACTTCCGTACCCAAGGGGTTTTGTTCAGTTTTGCCATTTCTAACAGGGTGCGCTCTCCAATATGGAACCGCCTTGAGATATCTTGGATGGAGTGCTTATCACTCAGTGCATAAGGCTCTATCTTCTTCCATGCCCTTGCATCATTTGGTCGCGTTGGCGATGACCTCTGTCTTGGGCCGACCAAGATGGGAAAGTGTTTGCGTAGCGTATAGTGACTGCACCCAAGAAGCGTGGCTGCCTGTTTTACGGAGCGACCATCGAGGGCCTTTCGGACTTGGTCCTCAGATGGACGGCGGGCGGCGTAGTACTCACGGGACCGCCTTCCTGTATGATATGAGCGATGATCAGAGAAGGTCATTATCAGAAGGTTCGATGGATCATTGTTCAAGGGGTCTTCGTCAATATGGTGGACGCACTCCCGGCGCTTTGGGTTCTTCCCCTTGCGAAGACGGCGGCCAGCTATATCTTCACCAATCAGGCGATGCTGTGCCACCCATCCCCACATGTTCGCATCCTGATGTTCAGGGACGAACTCATGGATATACTTGCCTAGAACCATTGTACGACCACCCTTATAGGACGGGTAAACGTCAAGCGACTGAATCAGTGCGCGTTTCTTCATTTGATGTCCAATCTGTTGGTGTTCAAGAGCTTTATGATATCGAGGTTGAAGAAGTAAACCACTATATCACAGGTGGTGGCTTTATCAATAAGAACTGTTTTGATGAAGCCGTCCAGTTCCTCGAGATGCAAGTCCGCTACCTCTGTGGCTGGAACCGATCGACGGTACCGGAGCAGAGGTGCCGCATCGTGATGGCGACGAACCCACCCATCACCGCGGATGGCTACTGGATCATACCGATGTTTGCGCCCTGGCTGGACATCACGTTCCCGAACCCTGCGAAGGAAGGTGATCTCAGGTGGGTGGTGACCGATCCCGATGGGCGGGACATGTGGGTGGATGGAGAGCATGATGTCAAAACATGGAACGGGAAAGACTATCACCCGATCAGCCGTACTTTTATACATGGAGAGCTTTCGGACAATCCCTACCTCATTAACACCGACTATAGTAAGCGTCTGGATCAATTACCTGAACCAATGCGGTCTGCCTACCGTGACGGCAACTTCATGGCGGCAAGAGAGGATACGGTCAATCAGGCTATCCCAACAGCGTGGGTCTTAGAGGCTCAGAACCGCTGGCGCCCACAGGTACCCGAGGGCATCCCGATGTGTTCGATGGGCGTGGACTGCTCGGGCGGCGGCAAGGATCCGATGATCATCGCCCGCCGCTTCGACGGCTGGTTCGATGAGATGCATGAGACGGCGGCAAAGGATATCCCAAAAGACCGCATCGGCCGCTACTGCACAGGCATCGTGGTTTCGGTGCGGCGTCAGGAAGCCAAGGTCATCATCGACATGGGCGGCGGCTACGGCGGCTCGATGTACGAGATACTGAAGGAGAACAACATTGACCCGATTCCGCATAAAGGGGCAGAGAAAAGCACTGCCAGAACGAGTGACCGTAACCTCGGGTTCTATAACAAACGCTCCCAGGTTATATGGCAGTTCAGGGAGGCCCTGGACCCCAACCAAGATGGAGGTTCACCGATCGCTCTACCGCGTGACCCAGAGTTGCTCGCCGACCTTACTGCCCCCACCTTTGAGATAGGAACCCGCGGTATCCAAGTTGAGACGAAAGAAAAGGTCGTCGATCGCCTCGGGCGCTCAACGGATAAGGGCGATGCGGTGTGCATGGCGTGGTCAGGTGGGGATAGGCGCCTATATCAAGGTCGGCTCCAGGGGCGTTCCGGTGGCGGCCGCAAGCCGGAAGTGATGACCAAGAAGACGCAGCGCGGGCAGAAGAGGAGGAAGAGGTGATCACCCGCCCCGCTGAAATGTCAGACCGCTGGGAACTGATCGAGATCGCCAAGGGTTGGGCGAGGGAGACACGTTACGGCACCGAGTTCGATATGACCGAGGCGCTTCAGTATCTGGGGGCGTTCATCGAGTTTGACGGGCATGATATCCTCCTCGCCATTGATGATGACGGCGTTGCCGGTCTTGTCATGGTTGCCGCCTCAAACATGATCTACAAAAAACCACTTGGCTATGTCATACAGTTTTATGTTATAGAGAGAGCAAGGAAGGGTGTTGCGTCGAAGCATTTGATCGCAGCCCTCAAGCTTTGGTTTGCCGCACAGGAAGTGAGCCAAGTCTTCGTCACAGCGAACGCGGGCCTGAAGGATCGAGATCAGAGGGCGTTCATAGCAATAATGAAACGCTCGGGTTTTGAAGAGGCTGGTCCCTCGTTGTACTGGGATATGAGGTAAGCCATGTGCGATCCAGTCATTACTCCCGCTCTTCTTGCTGCCGCCACTAAAGGTATGGCCGCCGGAGCCGCCGCCGCTCCTACCCTCGCCGCCACCGCTCCGGCCGCTGCCGCCGCTACCGCCGCCGGAACAACTGCTGCGACCACGGCCGCCACTGCCGGCACTGAAACCTTGATAGGAGGCGTTGCCGCTGACACGCTCGGCAAAGGCGTAGCCGTGGCAGGGGAGAAGGTAGCTGAAGGCGCGACGGCGTCACTTGCTAACCCGGGGGTTGTCTCAGGCGTTCAGGGTGGCGTTATTCCTGGTGTATCGACGGTCGGAAGCAACGCGCCGGCACCGATGGCATACTCAACCCCACAGTCCCTCGTTCAAGCAAGACTGGACGCGGTGACGACAGGGACTCCTGTCACTGATGCCGGCGTTACAACAAAGGGCGCTGCTGACTATGCCTCGACATCAGTAACCACTGGCGGCGCCGCCAAACCCCCCACCGTCATGGGCAAGGTATTGAAGGGTGTTGGGGACATGTCTACCATGGAAAAGATAGCGACGGCTGGTGCTGTTACCGGTGCAGCCGGAGCAGCCCATGGCATCGCGACCGCACCCGGAAAGCCTCCCCCCAGTCAGGGTCAGGGAACCAACCCCAAGTTCAAGTACGCACCCAACCGCGCCACCATCCGTCGATCGATGGAACTGGCCGCCGCCAAGCGCCGCAAGGAAGGCAAGTCACGGTTCGGGGCTACGACAGGTTACTCGCGTAGAAGCCTCGGGGGAGACTGATCATGTCATTTATCCACGCACGGCACCGCCGCCTCCTCGAACTCGACACCAAGATGTTCACCACGCAGAGGGACACGCTCCTGATCCTGTGGCAGGAGATCGCCGAGCAGTTCTATCCAGAGCGGGCTGATTTCACATATCAGAGGACGGCCGGCGAGACGTTCGCCTCCGACCTTGATACATCCTATCCGGTGCTGGCGAGGCGTGATCTCGCCAATGCGTTCGGCTCCATGCTGCGCCCACCGGCAAAGCAGTGGTTCCATATAAAGAAGAAGGGTGCGGAATCCGGCCTCGAGGATGAGCGGCAGTGGCTTGACCGCGCCGAGGCAACCCTGAAGCGGACGCTCTACGACATTGAGAGCGGCTTCGTGCGGGCGACGAAGGAGGCAGACAACGACTACGCCGCCTTCGGACAGGCTGTCATATCGTCCGAACTGGCGACGGCGCCGACCACCGGGCAGATCCTCCTGCATCGGTGCTGGCATCTGAGGGATATGGCGTGGACCGAGAACGCATACGGTCAGATCGGAGAGATCCACCGTAAGTGGGAGCCGGAAGCGCGAAACCTGGCTGCATTATTTCCCGAGACGGCGTCAGACGCCCTGAACAACATGGCGAAGGAAGACCCATCGGCGAAGGTCGAGTGCAGACACATCATCATAGAGGCTGACGCCTACGATGCGGACAACAAGAAGTTCGGCAACAAGCCATACATCTCGGTCTATCTCGACCTCACCAACGAAACCATGCTCGAGGAGGTCGGAAAGTGGGACCGATACTACGTCATCCCGAGGTGGCAGACCGTCTCAGGCTCTCAATACGCCTACTCCCCAGCCACCGTCGCAGCCCTGCCGGATGCTCGGCTGATCCAGGCGATGACCTATACCCTGCTCGCTGCCGGCGAGAAGGCTGTCGATCCTCCGCTGCTCGGCGTGAGCGAGGCGATCAAGGGCGGCATCGAGAGCTATCCCGGCGGGTTCACCGCGGTTGACGCCGTCTATGACGAGAGGCTGGGCGAGGTGGTGCGGCCACTCCACATGAACGGCGAGAAGTACATCCCGCTGGGCTTCGATATGATAACCGACACCCGGCAGATGATCGCCGAGGCATTCTACCTTAACAGGCTCAACCTTCCCGAGGCGCAGGGTGGCGACATGACCGCCTTCGAGGTGAGCAAAAGGATCGAGGAGTTCATTCGGAACGCCCTCCCATTGTTCCAACCCATGGAGGCAGATTACAACGGCGCTCTGATGCAGCAAGACTTCGACATCAGTCTGAGGAACGGCGGCTTCGGACCCGAGGCAGAGATGCCCGAGAGCCTCCGCGGCGTCGGCGTCGAGTTCGAGTTTGAATCCCCGCTCAATGAGGCGATAGACCGCATCAAGGGCCAACAGCTTCTTGAGGCCAAGGGTATGGCTCTCGAGTTGGAGCCGCTGGATCCGCTGGCTCTCCGCATGGTGGACTGGCGCATTGGTCTACGCGATGCGCTGCACGGCATCGGTACGCCGTCCGACTGGATGGTCGAGGAAGACGAACTCGATCAGATACAGGAGGAGCAGCAACAGGAAGAAGCGGCGATGAAACTTGCCGAGCAGACGGCGATCGGCGCCGAGGTTGCAGGCAAGGTAGCCGATGCCGAGAGGACGGATTCCGAGACGGCGGCCGCCAACATGAACTTGCCGCCTGAAGAGGTGGATGTGGCAGAGGAGGTCGGCGTAATTTAAATGGCAATGACCAAGCCGCTGGTGATGCCGGCGGATATACAGGACGCCTACGCCATCCAAGCTGTGGCGCAGGGCGAGGGAGGACCGAACGAACAGATCAGGGCGATACGCTGTATCGTCAATGAGCTATCGAAAACATATGACATGTCGTTCGATGAGGAGTCGCCCCGCATGACGGATTTCAACGAAGGCAACCGGCATATAGGTCGGACCATCGTCAACATCATCAACCAGAACCTTGGTCAGGTAACCAAGGCAACAGAACTCTTAAACAAACTTAAATTAGGAAGAGGCAAAGACAATGGCTGAAGCAGCACCAGAAGTAGCACCGGAACCAGAACCCGCGCCGGCTCCAGAGCCAGCACCAGAACCAGCACCTGAATCGGCTCCAGAGCCGGCACCAGAACCCGCCGGCAAACAAGCCGAGTGGCGTGACGACTGGCGAGACGCGATGTCTGGCGACGACAAGGACTTCCGCGAGCGCCTCAACCGCTTCGACTCCCCGCGTGAGGTCGCCGACTGGGGACGCAACGCCGAGAAGATGTGGAAGCAGGGTGAGCTTCCCGATCCATTTCCGACAGAAGGGTCACCCGAGGACCAGTCCGCATGGCGGGCAACGCACGGCATCCCATCGGCGATGGACGAGTACTCCAAGCATTATCCCGAGGGCTTCACGGTTCCAGACGGAGATACGGACTTCGTGAACTCCTACCTCGAGGTGGCGTACAAGCACAACCTCGCGCCTGACGTTGTCAATGACATTCTGGTTTCGGTCTACGACCACGCCAATACCACGGCAGAGGGGCAGACCACGCAGGACGCAACCGATCAGGCGGCGACCACCGCGGCGATACGGGACGAGTACGGTGACCAGGCGAAGGCGATGACGACCGCCGGCCTCGCCGTCATAGGTCTGATGTCGAAGGAGGCGGCGACCGACTTCATGCAGTCCCGCCTACCTGACGGCACGTTGATCGTGAACTCGCCCGAGCATATGCGGTGGCTCGCCAACCGTGGCATGGAAGCCGGCGTGACGGCACCAGCCGAGGGTTCGGCGGATGCGAAGTCCCTCGCCGCCGAGAAGGCGGAACTCGAAACCATGATGAAGGAGACGAAGGGTCCGTACTACACCGACGCCAAGGGCAAGGACGGCATGACGAACCATCAGCGCCGGTATGCTGAGATTCTCACCGTCGAAGAGAACATGGCGAGGAGCAAGGCTCGATGAGGGGCATCCATGAAAACACGGTTATCCAGATCGACATCACCAATGCCTGTCACCTCGGTTGTGCCAACTGCACCCGTTTTGTTGGACATCACAGGAAGCCGTATTTCATGGACGATAAAACCTTCATCCAAGCTATTGGGTCACTGGATGGGTATCCCGGTCGTATCGGCATCATGGGTGGAGAACCCGCACTTCATCCGCGGTTCACCGTGCTGCTTGCCAAGTTTCGGGAGATGGTTCCCGATAAAGATAAAAGAGAAATGTGGACTTCAGGCTGGCAGTGGGCAGAGTATAAGGAGGATATCCTTGATACCTTTCACAAGGAGCGGGTGGCTTTCAACGACCACAGTCAGCCATCCGGTAGACACCAGCCACTTCTGGTCGCCATCGACGAGGTTGTTAAAGACGATGACTTGCGACGAACGCTCATTGATAACTGCCCATTTCAGGCGCGATGGTCGGCTTCTATTACGCCAAAGGGGGCGTTCTTCTGTGAGATCGCCGCAGCACAGGACTGGCTACTAGATGGACCCGGTGGGTACCCATTGGTAAAAGACTGGTGGAGGAAAGAACCAGATGCATTTCAAGACCAGGTTGAGACATACTGTGGCAAATGTTCAGGCGCACTGCCGATGCCTACCTACAGTGACGGACGCGGAGGCAGAGATGGCCCTACTCGGGACGTTGTGTCCCCTGGTAACCTCGAGCGGCTCCTTCGTGCTGGCTCCCCCAAATGTCAGCGAGATGATGTTGAAGTCTGGCGCAGCCATATCACTGAAGAAGGCATAGATCCTGACTGGAATCCGCGGGCGTTCCGAAACTTCGTCGCCCATGATCCTAAAGATGTGGAGGAAGCACTTGGCACCATAGTTGACACCACAACATGATGTGTCCTATAAGGCAAATACCGGATAACCCACCCAATACACAGATGCGGCGGCCCCGGGGCTACTGAACCATTTTAAGTTCTAAGGCGGCACCTATTGATCCGTCGAGGCCCTGGCGACAGACAACCCTCATGCGTTTCTGCATATAGGCTAACCCACCGGACGAACGTAACCCTTGTCCCGAAAGGAGCCTGTCATGGCAGAAACTGCATTTCAGACTCAATACCGACAGGAGTTCATCCACGGCTTTGAAGACCGGCAAACCCGGTTGAGAAGCACGGTCGTTACGGAAACCGTCATCAAAGGCAACAAGGCAACTTTCCTCGTCGCCGATAGTGGCTCCGCATCTGCCGTCACCCGTGGCGTGAACGGCCTGATTCAAGCCCGAGCCGATAATCTGACCCAGACCACCGCCACACTTCGTGAGTGGCATGATCTGGTTCGGAAGACCGGCTTTAATGTGTTTGCCTCCCAGTCTGATCAGAAGCGGATCATGCAGGAGACGAGCATGGCCGTCATCAACCGCCAGATCGACGATGACATCATCGAAGTTCTGGATACGATGACCAACGATACCGGCACCAGCGCGATCGCGACTCTTGACATGATCGCGAAGTCGAAGACCATCCTCGGGGACAACTTCGTTCCCACAGAGGAAATGGACAATATGTTCGGCCTTATTTCGCCGGGCTTCGACAACTACCTGATGCAGATACCGGAATACGCAAGCGGCGACTATGTGGATGTGAAGCCATTCAACGGTCCTGCCCGCATGTTCCATCGTTGGTATGGCGTCAACTGGATCGTCCATCCCCGCCTCACTGGCTCTGTCGGAGCGAGCGGTGCGGGTACGACCGAAAAGTGCTACCTCTTCCATCGCAACTCGATCGGCCACGCCGTGGATAAAGACACCATGGAATCGCCGGTTGGCTATGATGAGGAACAGGATTACTCCTGGGCGCGCTGCACGGTCTTCATGGGCAGTGTCCTCTTGCAGAACAGCGGTGGTGTGCAGATGAAGCACGATTCTTCCGCTTACGCAGCCAGTTAGGGGGTATGAACCATGGCATATGCAGCTTATAACACCACCTCCCCCAACCCCATCGTTGCTTGCAACAACCAGATCGCCTTCGGCTCGACCGGCGGCAAGTCTTGGATGTATCGCAGCACCCATCTCCAGACGGATATTGGTGCCTCCGATTTCATCACGGACGGTCAGGATCTTGGGGTCAACGTCCATGACACGTTGTGCGCGATCTCGCTTTCGAGCGCCGTGTCCTTCCACCGCTGTTCCGCGGTGGCTGCAACCACTACGACTTGGTCGGCTGGTCTTGTCATCAGTTCGGCCTCGTAACCAAGGAGGAAATGGATGGCTTACGAAACAGGCAATCCTCCGCATCTTGCGGGCGACCAGCCGGTCGCAGCCCCGCGAACCTGGAAGTACAACTCGACGCACCTCCAGGCCGTGGTCGGGACTTCGGACCATATCTCAAATGGTCAGGATCTCGGCATGGCGCCGGGGGACACGGTTATCGCGATCGAGTCCACGCTCGGCACCTACACAACCAGCGTTCACGCTGTGACTGTTGTGGCTGCGACCTATACGAGCCTGACGACCGGGCTAATGGTAAGCTCGGCCTCCTGAGAATCCCAGCAGACCGGCGTCTACTGGGTAGTCACGGGGGGCGTCTCGAGAGGGGCGCCCCTTGCTCTCTTAAACAGGAAAAGGACTTGAACAATGGCGAAAGCCGCAACCAAAACAAAAGCTCCAGAGAAGGCAAAACCAAACCCAGCCCGCGCACTCGCGCTGTCGGCAGTTGACTTCCACTACGCGGAGACGGTCGTAGCCCGCTTCGTCGCACAGGTTCCACCCGGCACCAAGCGTGAAGAGGTGCTGGATAAGACCTACTGGCGCCACTGCGCCTCCCAGATCCCGAGCATGTCCGAGATCGTGGTCATCCCCAAGGATGGATCGTGGTATGGGCGATATTTCGTGCGGTATGCCGACAAGGTCATGGCGAGCCTACATGAACTTGAGTGGCATGAGATGAAGGTCATCCTCGCAGACGAGATCGATGACAAGAAGTTCTCGGTGGACTTCACCACGGGTGAGAACTTCCGCGTCATCCGGCTCGCCGACATGGAGGTCATCAGCAAGGGCCACAACTCCTTTGAGGACGCCAACGAGTGGCTCGTCAACCACTCCAGGGCGGTGGCGGCCTGATGGCTACCACAAGCCAGCTTACCCTCTACAATGGGGCGCTCTACCTCCTAGAGCAGGGGGAGATCGCCTCATTGGACGAGGACCGCGAGCCTCGCCACGTTCTCGACCACTTCTTCGAGGACAAGGACGCGAGGACCGACTGCCTCGAGATGGGCAACTGGAACTATGCCACCCGCACATCGAAACTCGAGTTCAACCCGTCGATCGAGCCTGACTTCGGACTTCAGCGTGCATTTACAAAGCCGACCGACTGGGTCCGAACCGTCGAGCTTTCCAGCGATGAGTACTTCTGGGATCCGATGACCGACAACCAGTACAAGGATGAGCAGGGCTTCTTCTTCGCGGACATCGACGCGATCTACCTCCGCTATGTTTCCAATGATAGCTCGTATGGCTTCGACTACTCCCTCTGGCCCAAGTCGTTCGAGGATCTGGTCGAGGCATACCTCGCCTGGAAGGGCGCACCACGCATCAACTCCAAGCTGACGGACGACATGAAGACCGCCTTCGAGGATGCGCGGACCAACGCCCGATCGAAGGATGCCCTGCAAGAGGGCGTCAAGTTCCCGCCCGAGACAGGGTGGCAAGCCAGCCGCCGTCGCAGCCGCGGCAGTCGAAGGGATCTCGGAAGCCGATCCAACCTGACGGGGTAGATCAATGACCTCTGTTTGCAGCTTGCTCTTTCTTGGTGGCCCACCGGCAGTTTTCTGGCGTGTAGTTTCCATCGTTGTCTATGCGGTCCAAGGTTTTTTCCCTTGGTCTAAACCCCATGTCTTCAAGAAAGTTTTCAAAGAACCTCCACCGATCACAGACCGTAATGCCGCGCCCCTTGTATCGATGGGTAGCTGGGTGACTGTTATTAGAGACTCGACTAACCATGTTGTACCAAGACACATAGGTTGGAGACATTACTCTCCTTCTTGCATGTCCGTGGTGCCACCTTGGGTGTTTGCAGCCACAGCTTTTCGCCACGCCTCCAACCAGTTTATCGGCTGGCAACAAATTTTCTGTTCCACATACACACCGACAGAGCCACAAGGTTCTGTTTCTTATGGAACCCTCCCGCCTGATCACAGTCCAGTGGTTAAATCTCTTTCCCTGAAGATGGTGGGTCATCGCGTTTGCTCCTATTGCTACAGGGGCATTATAACGCTGAAAGTGAGGCGCGGCAATGGCTGAACAGAACGCACCGCTGGCCACATTTCAATAGAGGCATTGTTGACGACCGCGCTCTCGGGCGCATGGATGTCAAGCGCATAGCCCTCGCCGCATCGACGCAGACGAACTGGATGCCACGCGCCCTCGGCGCCATGTCCCTGCGTCCCGGTCTTGAGAAGGTAGAGGAGAGCCTCAGTTCAAAGAGGGCGAAACACATCCCGTTCGTGTTTGCGTTTGATGACCAGGCGCTGATCGAGATCACTCCCGGCTTCGCCCGCATCCTGATAGACGATAAGGCTGTCACAAGACCAACCAACAACACCTCCCTCGCCAACGGCACCTTCGAGACGGACCTCACAAGCTGGACCGACAGCGACGAGACTGGCGCCACATCAGCCCAGAAGACCGCTGACGGCAAGGGCGTCATGTCCCTGATAGGGACGCGGTTCACATCAGCCATCAGGGATCAGGAGGTTTTCGTCTTCGATGCCCAGTCATCTCCCGGGAAGGTGGTTTGCGGAGAGCCGAAAGTCTACGGGCGCAAGTCGCGCATCATAGGTGAGCCTGGAGCGGCCATGATGACGGCGGCTCCCGTCTCGGGTATCCACCAACATGCGGTCAGGATCGTCATCCACCGTGGTCCCGTCACCTTCAGCATCGGATCGTCTCTCGGCGGCGAGGACTACATCGAGGAGACGGAACTTGACGAGGGAACCCACTCGATCGCCTTCACGCCGAGGGGCAACTTCTTTCTGCGCTTTCGGAACAAGGACGAGATCGATGTGATGGTGGACAGCGTCAGCATCGAGAGTTCCGGTGACCTCACCATACCGGTCCCCTATAGAGACGAGGACCTCAAGAACATCAGGGCGAGCCAGGTCGGCGACCTCGTCTATGTGTCCTGTGACGGATACCAGCAACGGGTCTTCGAGCGCCGCGGCACCCGATCGTGGTCGTTCGTGAAATACCTGACCAAGGACGGGCCGTTCAATGTCATCAATACCACGGAGACAACGCTCACGGCAGACGCCCTCAACGGCGAGGTCACTCTTACCTCGAGTGAGAACCTCTTCAACTCCGGCCATGTGGGAAGTCTCTGGAAGGTTACCAGCGAGGCGTCGAGGGCGTCCGCGGTATTAAGCGGCGACAACCAGTTCTCAGATGCCATCCTTGTGACCGGTCTATCCGCGAACGGCGGCCGGGAAATCTTCAAGACCATCACCGGTACATGGTCGGGGACCATCCAGTTGCAGCGTTCGTTCGACAACCAGTTGTCATGGCAGGACGCCGCCGCATCGACCATCAATGTCGCCGACATAAAGCTGGACGACAACCAGAACAACGTGGATGTGCATTACCGCATCGGCTTCAAGGAGGGGGACTACACCTCTGGACAGCCAACGGTCCTCATATATTATGTGAACGGCGGCATCGACGGCATCTTGAGGGTTCACACCTATACCTCTCCAACCTCGGTCAGCGGTTCAGCCGTTCAGAGGTTCGGTGAGACGATATCGTCAACGCACTGGTATGAGCCGATCTGGTCCGACGACAACGGCTGGCCGACCTCGGTAGAACTGTACGAGGGGCGGCTATGGTGGTTCGGGCGTGACTGGATATCCGGCTCGGTCACAGACGAGCTTCACTCCTTCGATGATGACATAGAGGGCGATTCCGCACCCATCATCAGGACGGTGGGCAAGGGACCATCGGATAACATTTCATGGGGGCTTGGCCTTCAGAGGCTGCTCATCGGCTTGCCGACGAACGTGTTCAGCATCAGAGCGTCTGCCTTTGACGAGCCTCTCAGTGTCAGCGAGTTCAATTTCAAGACGGCGGATACTAAGGGCGCCACCGATATAGCAGCCCTGGCGGTCGGCGCCCGTGGCGTTCACGTTGACCGATCGACGTTTCGCCTCTGGCAGCTTGAGCTTTCGTCCGACAACATCACAGACTACTCGCCGTCTGATCTGAGCCTTCTGGTGCCTGACATCGGCAAGCCGGGGTTCACCCACATCGCGGTGCAGGAACACGCCGATACGAGGATCCACGGCATCCGCTCCGATGGGACGGTGGCGGTGCTGGTCTATGATCCCGGTGAGGATGTGCGGGCCTGGATCGAGGTCGAGACAGGCGATGCGGATGGCGCCAACGGCGTGGTGACCGACTGCGTGGTTCTCCCCGGCAAGGAGGAGGACAAGGTCTACTACCAGGTCTTGCGCGTGATCGACGGCAAGCCGCGGCACTTCCTCGAGCGGTGGGCGCTGGAGAGTGACTGCATCGGCGGCACAGTGAGCGAACAGGCAGACAGCTTCGTCCGGTTCTCGTATCCGACACCTCAGTCCACCATCAGCGGGCTGGAGCATTTAGAGGGGCAGACCGTCATCGTCTGGACCGATGGCAAATGTCTGGATGACGCAGATGGAGACATTGCCACGTTCACCGTGTCGTCGGGGGCGATCACGCCTACAGACGGCGGATCGGCGACCACGGTGAGCGAGGGCGTTGTCGGCATCCAGTATGAGGCTCCCTTCAAGTCGGCAGAGCTACCCTATGGCGCTACCTTGGGAACCACGCTGACACGCCGGCAACAGATCAACCAGATCGGCTTGTTGCTGTCGAACACCCATCATCTTGGTCTTCAGTACGGCAGAAGCACATCGGCCCTCGACAACCTCCCACAGGTCATCGACGGCTCGACGGTTTCCGCTGACACCGTCCACTCGTTTCTCAGTGAGCAGGGCGTGACGTTCCCCGGCGAGAACTCAGCCGACACACGCCTCCACCTGAAGGCGGTCGCCCCGCGTCCGGTCACGATCATGGCCGCGGTCCTAGAACTCGACACAACGGATTCGTAACATGGCTTACACAAAGACAAGAATGGCGAACCAGATCCTCAAGCTGATGGGCGGTGGCCTCGGCGCTGCCGGCGGGTTCATCAAGGCTCGCGGTCTTGAAGAAGAGGGCATAGCCAAGCAAGCCTCATATGAGGATCTTGCCTCTCAGTACATGAGGCGCTCTAGCACCCATGTGGCGACCGCCCAGCGCAAGGCGTCGGAGAGCAGAAGGGTTGCCGACGTTCTCGAGAGTGATGCCCGAGCCAAGCTTCAGGGCGGCGCCAGTGACCCGTCATCGGTCAAGTACATCGCTGGCCTGAAAACCCAAGGATATTACAAGGCTGCGCTCCTGATGGCGGCCGGTGAACAGGCAGAGGTGGACGACATCGCCCGTGCGGCGGCTGCGAAGGACGCCGGCAGACGGGTCAAGGCGGCCGGCGAGAAGGCTGGAGCCGGTGCGCGTATCGGGTCTTTTCTGACCTTGCTTGAGGGTATGGGCAAGGCCGTGACCCTGTCCGACAAATACAATACCGATGAAACGCCGGAAGCCAAGACCAGCGCGGACGCTGATCTGTATGACGACGATGACGGTTTCTTCGGTCTGGGGATATTTAAATAATGGGTAAGATGCCTCAAACCATACGATCGGAAACGCCGATAGCCGGCGCTGCCCCTGCGATCATCGCACCGCAAGAGGTGGCTGCGAACGCCAGGGCAGACCAGGCTTATGGCAAAACCCTCGAGGTCGGCGGCGCCAAGGTCAAGCGCGAAACCGAAATACTGGGCGCCAGGATCGATGTCTTTGAAACCAACATCGCCAAGACCAAGTTCTACGACGAGGCCACGCGCATCGGCGCCGAGGTCGAGGAGATGGAAGACCACACCCAGTGGCAGTCTGAGTACGACAAGCGCCTGAAGCAAGCCGCCAAGCGTCTAGGCGCACAGGAGATAAGCGGTGGGGATGCCTCGGTGTTCCATACGGCTGCGAGCAATTTCACAACCCGTGGCGCCGAGCGCATGAGGGTCAAGGCGCGGACCAGAAACAACCAGGTGAAGAACGCCGCCCTTCTGAACGCGGTGGACACGAACCTCAAGAACGCCCTGAGATCGGATAGCACGGCAGACGCAGAGGGGTTCATCACCACCACCCACCAACTGATAGATCAGGCTGTCGCGAAATACGGCCTCAGTCCGCTGGTCGCCAACAACATGAAGCAGAAGTTCATCGATGATCTGTCTGCCGGTAAACTGTTGACGCTGGAGCCGTTTGCCTTGGTAGAGGCCGTTGATAAGATCAGGAGCGTTGACAAGAAAGGAAACATCACCTGGGACGACAAGCCCACCGGCACGTTCTTGGACCTCATCCCGAGGGAGAAGCTGGAGAAGGCATACCAGCAAGCCGAGGCTAAGTCCGCTGGTCAGAAAATTGCTGGTCGGTCACAGGCTGCGTCGGCGTCGATTTTCGAGGAGGCGACTAAAAAAGGGT